CATTTGCCTCCGTATTACACTCACCTCTACACCGGGCAGCCGTTGATACTCCAGGAAACCTGGAGCACCAAACAACGCCTGGCGTAGACCTCCAACCGGGGGGGCCTCCTCAACTCGATATTCGAGTCGAAGGGTCTTCCAGCGGTAGGTTTGGAGTGCGCGTGAGCGTGAGGGACGAGCCTCGTCGAGAGACGAAACCAATCCGTCACCATACGCCGGTCCACGGAAGGACCGAGGTATACCCTTGCATGCAAGATCGTAACTCCCTTTCAGGAGTCGCGTCCGCATACGCGGGCGGGTGCTACAGTAGCGAAGTTGGTTCAGAAAACCAATTCGGCTTACACCGATACACCGCTTGCGCAAGTACGGAGGTGATACGTTCACGCCTTGGAAAAAGTGCCCACCACAACTCTCCCGGAAGGGATTGTCATAGTGAGTCTTCTTGTCGTTCATGGTGAAGCCGGCGTAAGCCAGCAGATCCCGTAAGGGACCCACTGACGTGGCAGGCACGACGATGTCGTCTCCATAAACCACAGCGTGACCGCAGACAGCTCTCGCCAGACAGTAGAACAACGCTGTCTCAAGCTCGAACGTGTAGCCATTTCCCATGGATGAAATTTTCTCATAGGTCACGGAGGACCCGTCCTCGAAGGTCCCAATAGGGGACCGGAGGGCCATGAGATGGCATAACACATTCGGTGGCAAAAGCGCCTCGCAAAGGGCAACGGATATGGAATCCGAGGCCCCCTTCAGATCCACCGTCGCAAGGAAACCATCACGGCTGCCGAATTCGGCCAGCCTCTGGTTCACTTGTTGAGCGATGGGACGAAGGAGGCCGAACTTACGTTGTAATCTACGCCGTATGGCACCGCCCATTCCAAGTTGGAAGAAGCAGTTCCAGTCCGGCTCGATCGCAATCGTACGCTCGGTCTTTGCGTTTTTTGGGACGAACACTACTTTGTTACCCGCGACTAGCGTCGGCTCCGGAAAGATCCACCCGGAATACTGACAGAAAGCGCGGAAGTAAGGTTCGATTTCCGACGTCATGTGGGCGGCTTTTACCCACTTATTTTGATGGCTTGCCTGAGCCCGAGGCATCGATGTTGATGCCCCAGGTCCCCATCGTCCATGTTCAACAATCTCGTCCACAGAAAAATCGTGGAAAAGGTGTGCAAGCAAGGACTGCGCTCTCCTGAAAACGGACCGATACCATTCTGGCGTCGGCCGCTCCCAAAAGGAACACAGGCGCTTGTTTGCTAAAGAACATGCACGCTCCGCTTCGTCGAACGTCTGCCTCGCGGCAGACTGTCGGTCAATCCCAATGTCGAAAGGGATCTTCGACAGCACCTCCGCCTGCCAGTACGCGTCCCGGAACAATTCCGGGGAAGAAAACGCTGCTGGGTCAGGCATTGGGAGATTGACAATCTCTTGCCAGGAGCGGTCACTAAGACCGAGCTCCGAGCGGAGACTTTCGGAAAGACGGAGAGTCACATCGTGACGCGACCATTCCGTTCGGGATGATTTCCCAATGGTTGGATTCTTCATACGAACTCCTATTGGAGAGACAGAAGAGGTTGACCTCTTACGAGGACGGCTGGAGGAACAGGGTGATCGAATCTTCAAATTGCTGATTCGCCACCAGGTCCGACAACCGCGCGTACAGATCTGTACGCTCAGCCGCGGTCGAACCTGCAGGGAGTGACACTTCCACCCGGATGTAATAAGTCCGGAGGGTGTCACCCGCGCAGGCGCAATCGCTATCCACAGTCGCAACGACAGGGATGCTCAGGTTCCACTTAACGCTGCTGTCGGACTTGCCAGTCCCAGTACTCACCTTGTCGGTCAGAAAACTGAACGACGAGGGGACGCCGCCGCTCCTTTCGGAGAAGACGGACTGCTGGTTCTGGTTGAAG